TAGGGTCTATATCTTCGAATACTGAAGACATACTTTGTTTAACTATAAACGGTAAATCAGGCGAAGCTTTAAATCCGAAACACTCTCCACTCAGCAAGATATGATAACCTGTACCACTAAAGTAGCATTGGAAATTGCCCTCTTTTAATCCATATTCATCAGTTAATTGATGTAGGATTCCTTGGGCTCTTTGGAGTGTGTATTCATCAGTGTTTTGACCTTTATCTATGTCTATTGGAATGTTATCTATAAGTCTTGTACCTAAGTAGTTTTTCAAAGTCCCACTTCTTTTGGTAAAGCTTAAAGCTTCTTCGTCATACAAGTATACACTTCTATAGACTGCCTGATTACTACCGTATTCGTAAACAACGTCCCATAGGTCGTCGAACGGTATGAGAGTCCCCCGTTTTGAGGGACTCCCAATAGCTATTTCTACGTACAACTAGAACCTTGTAGGTTCGCCTGCTGTTGCAGTAGGTTGACTGACTCCATTTGGAGCAGTTGATTCGTCAAACTCTTTGATGAGGTTTTTACCTTTCAAGAAAGCTATATAACTTTCTAGTTCGGCTCTGCCTTTCTCTGTGTTTGGCACAAGTCGAGGATATACCTCTGTATAAGATTTGCCTTCTTTCGTTGGCTCTTTCTTATATACATAAGCATAGTACTCAAACTTTGGTTCAAGTGGATTTGTAGCGTGCTCATTAGATAAGATTCTAGCTATATCGCTAATTGCTTCTCCATCAGCATCTACCCAGTTTCCTATTTTGTCAGGCCCACCTTGAAACCCAATGGCATCAAATAAGTAGTAGACTCTCTTTAATAGAGAACTGGATTTAATATTACCATTTGGCTCTTTATCGTATGAACCACAAACTTGCATTCTTCTTGGATATTGAGAATGTTCTATTTGTAGTGTTACTTCAATAAAGACGTCTGCCCAATCAAAATCTTCTGATTTATCTTGGTAGTCCATTATTGCCACTGGTACAAAACCTAGGTACTTTGATCCCCCGCCAGAGGATACTAGGTCATCAGGGCGGAATCGAGTAGTTTCCATTTACTTCTCCCTTTTATAGGTTAGGATTTCTTTACTAACTGCGGTGTAATCGAATGGAAGGACTTTCTGTGCTAATGGAGCCAGACGTGAGCCAATTACTCTTTCATCATAAGCTTCAAAAGATACATAGTATTGTCCATCTTCTTTTTGTGCAGTTACGTATCCAATTACATCTGCTTTAGCAGCTAAGGCATAGCCTAAGCCACGAGGTAACTCTGGGCCAAGCTGTGCTTTCCCATCAGTTACTACAGTTGTCTTTGAATGTGAGACCAGAACGAGGTTCCCACCTTTCTTTTTAATAAAAGACTGGAATCTTTTAATGATGTCAACATTCTTCCGACGGGCTTTACCCCAATCAGCTCCCCATTGACCTTCACCCATAGCTGTGATTCCAAGTTCTTGTATTACGGTATCCTCTACCCATTCATTGACTTGTCCTATAGTATCAATTACTATAGTGTCATAAGGTAGAGTATCCCATTCTGTACTAAGCCAGTTATATACTTCAATAAGAGAATATGAATCTATGGGTTTTCCCTTATCTTTACCTGACCTTTCTACAAAGCCCCTTTCATTAGGTGGTATCACCTCAAATTGAGGTTTACCATTCTTCACAACTTGCTTACCTTTGTGCTTTACGGCACGTGTAGGGGCATTAAGTGAGCTTACCTGTACAGCGTTGACGCCATCTACGAAATCAGCACCTAAATCGGTGTCTAATAAGATAACGCCATCGCTCCCAAGTTCACTCCACTTACTACAAGCTGTAGTTTTACCTGTTTTAGGCTGACCGATGAATAGGTATGTTAGACCCGATGGCATTGCCTTCCAGTCCGTCGATACTTTCCTCACGGTTATTTGTGGATGTTGCATTTACATCTCCTTCTAGTTTTGGTACTATTTGTGTCCCAAATTCGTATTGAATTGGTGTCAGACTCGCCCAAATATAGTCATAATAGGCTAATATTCCTATTAAATTGTATACTTGTGCTACGCCTAAAGATGCTATATGCTGTGTTGTGAATACAGTATGTTTCATTGAGCACGGCTCTGGTTCTACCGCACCATCAGGTATCCAAGTATCCATATATTTATCATTACTTGGTGTAACTGTTATCATTTCCATACTGGTTGCACCCATACGCAAATCGATAAAGAACTCACCCTTATCTTTCCAATCAGATTTCCACGCTTCGTATACCATCTTTCTTGATGACATATTATCCGTGCAAACGATTACTCTTTTACCAACGAACTTTTCAAAGTTAAAATGTCCTGCTGGATAAAAGTTTTGCCAATCTTCTGAGTGCCTTTCGTGCAGCTTATTCGCAGCCATCTTCTTCGGCATATCTACATCTTCAAATGTATATGCTGTTGAACTTAAGTTATGACATAATACATCATCGCTATCATAGCCCGATATATCACGCCAACCCATAATGGCTAACGCTTGTACTACGAATGAGCCTATTCCTCCTAGGCCTATAACATCAATACTTGTTAAAGATTTTAGGGGAATTAGGTCTTTATTCCTGAGAAACCTAGTCTCGTAATTGTTCATAAGAACTCCTTTTAGTTATTAGGCTTGCCTCGCATATAAATTAAATCTATAAACAATACGTTATTTGTTATTATTTATGACTTAATATTTTACGTGTTGAATATCAAGACAAGCCTAAAGTTATCACGAGTAGGACTCTAAGGTATTATCAGTGTATTATAGCTAGCATTACACAACGACCTTTTGGGTCTTTAACCTTAGAGCGAACAATGGAGGAAAACATAAACCCCCATACCTACTCGTGTTATATTTATAGGACTCGGCATTCCTTGAGGATGACTTACTCATCTATCCAAGGTGACGTTAATTCGTTGACACCAGTTAGTAGTTTAGTTTAGCCAACCATCACTCACCAACTGCCACATACCTGTGTTATGTGTCAACCGAGCCCTAAGTACTCTAGTATTATTACTTTTGAAGGAGGCTAATACTAGAGTGACCTTGCATCATATTGAATCATAATATCCCGAGGCGAATAGATAGGGGTCTACATTTGGACACCTTTCTTTCATAGCAGAAGTAAACTCTACCTCTGTTATTTCCAACTCTAATAATTTATCGTATATCTGTGTTGCAAGCATTAATTCAATCTCTTGTACCACTGGTATCTCTAGAGACGAATCACTGTTGGAAGCTGACGATTTTTTTTTATCATCTTCCTTATCACTCGCTGTTACCTGCTTATTAGCCCATATATTACCTTGTCCGTAATAACGACCATAACCATTTATATTATAGTTATTTGTATAAGTAGGCTTAGCGTCCTTCTCGATTTTATCAGCCTCAGACTTCCAGTCCTTGCTAACTTTTATGCTGACCTTACTCTTGACTTCTCCCTCTATGAAATTAGGTAAGCCAAATTGGTCACGATAAGCTACGCCTGTTGCAAACTTATCCTTACTATGTGCTACTACAGTTGTAAAGAACAAACCTTCTACAGGTGCTTGTTCTAATGCAGTAGATTCATCAGTTCCACTAAAGAAAGCTCCCATATTATGATGACTATGAATTAGCCCCATAAATGATTTCTTTAATTTAGGAAACTTCTTATAAATAGCAGGTAAAACCTTCCCTAATTCTTCCCCATCCAGTTCTGTACTTCCGTGATTACCTAAATCAATAGGTTTAAAGTACTCTAATTCAACTTTTGTGGGGAATCCTTGTTCGGATTTCTTCTTGATAGTATACCAAGCTGGCCCTGACCATTCGGTGCTATCAAATCTGCTATGCAGATATGCTATCTTGTCCATCATCGCTTCCGGTATCGAGACCGTAAGCTCTGGCGTATTTGATTTTGCCATCTGTAATCCTCCTTAATGTGTTAGTATATTCTTGTTCAATCATATCTAATGATTGTGGAACAACAACATCTCTTGTTAATGAAGTAATGTTTATTGGTATGTTTGCTATGCTCTCATCATCTGTCCATCCGAAATTACATCTTAAGAAAGTAAGTAACATATTACCTATTTCTTCGTATTTCTCTGACATTTCCCAACTTCGATGACTTTCTCCATAACGAACCTCTGAAACATTAGAAATGAATGCATCTAAGTCCTTTATATCGCATCTTCCTTCAAACCAATCTGGTCTATTAACTATGCAAAGCCTCATAAAATGCATAAAGCTTCTACTTCTTGCAATGTTAGTATCTGTGAACCATTCCCTACACCAGTATGCTCCTGCTGAATAATTCATCTGTGCAGGCGTTAAGTATAGCGTGGCTGTTGGTAAATTAGCTTCACCATCATTTTCTACTACACAATCTAAATAAACGCCTAGCTCTTCTACATCGTATTCATATTGTCTATCTCTATCGTGATGTATGTCTTTGATGCAATATTCTAATCCATCCCAAAACATAAACCACACGCAGTCCTGTGCATTACTCGAACTACTAGAGTTTAGAGTTAATCTCTTTACATAGTCAGTTCCAAACATAACATCCTCTGTAAGATTGAATAAACTCCTTGTGTGCATACCGTATTCACTTATTAAAGAGTGTGACTCACTAATTACAGTATTTATAGCTGATTTCCATCTTCTAACATTGCCTAAAACAGTAGTCCAGTTTCCATCCTCTACATCTTGTACTAAATTCGTATTCCAGTTCTGGAGTGTTACTCCTTTCCATACATCAATAAAATCCATACCCAGTTGTTCGCCTTGTTGTATCAAATGTCTATTTGCTAGCCATCTGACTTGACTCATTCCCATATACCTACTTCTATTATTTCTATCTTGAGCATACTGCTCTACTCTGTTGATTACTTGATAATGTATAAAGAAATCTTTAAAAGATATTCCTAAATCCTTTATACAGTCTTGCCACGTCCTTTGTATATCATTGATATTGAAATATGCATCGCGTCGTGTCCAGTTATTTAAGAAACTTCTAGCCACGTTGACGAGCATAGGTAAATCATTTGATGCTAAGGTCGTTGCCCACGGTTGAGAAAAGTCACCTAGACAAGGGAATCCATCTCCAGATACGTGTGGATGACAGGATATATCTCTTGTAAGGTCTAGACTCATTCCAGCGACAAATTTAAAGAAATGTCTCAATCTAGAATACTCTTCTGTATCTTGAGAGAATACGAATCGTACTCTACTTTCTCGTCTACAACTTAAAAATAATGAAATATTAGGTAATCTCATTACTCTTCTTCCGTGAATCTTTGGAGAGCCCAGCTCTATCTTGAGTGTGTGCCTTTCGGTGTTATAGTCATAAAGTTTTGCGTCCATATCTTTTAGTTTACGCTCAAATACTTTAGCTAAATCATCGTAAGGTTTCCAATCTTCATCATTCTCAGGTAGAGGGTTCTCTGCATTACTATTGTGATACCTATCATTATACATCAAAAATGATGCTAATAATCGTTGATTTGTCATTATTCCTCCTTTTGGTTATAAGTATTGGGGGACTTATGCCTTCTATACAGACTGCCCCCGCTACTTAGCTTAAGAACCCGAAGTAACTTTATGAGTAGTAAAACTCACGAAATCATCTTCTCTTAACACTTCGTCAAGAGCAGCTTTCTTCGAGTTAACGGTGATTGATGCGTTATCTGTTCCCAGACCTAACTGTTCAGCTATCTGTGCTGGACTGTCTGCGTCTATGGTCTTTACGACACCACCGAAGGTTTGTACTAGTACTTTAGCCATTGCTGACCTCCTTACTTGGTTTGTTTCCTTGGTCTACCTCTTTTCTTTGGAAGAGTGACATAAGTCTCTAAAACCTTAATCCTATTGGATTGCGACCTTACTTCCTTACATATATCATCCAATGATAAGAGTACTTCACTATTGTCTTTTACCTGTATATCACGATTAGTCCTAATTGCGTACCAGATAACATTGAACGGGTTCTTTTTCTTCTTCCCGAATAAAGAATATCGTCTTAGTCTTTTAAACACAAGACCTCCTTTAGTTAAAGCGTTCATAAAAGTCTACTGGTTCCTCGCGATGGCTACATTTAATACAATGTAAACCTAATTCTGAGTGTGGACTCCCATCTCTGGGTGCATACTCTTCAAATTCGGTCTTACCATTACACTTGGAACAAAAGTATCCACTTTCATCTCCGCCTATTCTAGGGTTATTTAACTTAAAGTTTGCACGTCTACGCATACTGTTATTCATACTTAATGCAGCATTACGCCAATAAGCAACTTTCTTAGTTAGATTATCGATTACTTTACGTTGACTGGCTAATAGATATAAATACATCAACCAGCTAATCACTAGCAGGATAAATCCCACTAGTGTTAACAATTCGTGTGTCATCTTAGTCCCCACTTCCATCTAGGTCAACTACCTCAGTAAATTGATTCTCGGTAGCATCAACAAATATCTGTGTCTCTCTTGAGATATCTCCGAGCCACTCAATATGAGCCTCGACACTGTCATCAATATCCTTATGTTCTTTAGATATTTGTTCATTCAAGATTTCTATGGCTTCTTGCACTCTCAGAGACATCGATTCCTTTAGGTCATAACCTAATAATTCTAAATTACTGATTATTTCCTTTAGGGCTGACATTACGTCAACCCCAATAGGATAGTTGCTCTTCTGAACGCTTGTATTCTATTATCCGCTCGAACACTGATAAGCTGTCCCTTAATTAAGAAATACCATCGAGGAGACTGCTCTTCTAAAGATATTTCTACTTGTTTACTATTGTTTGATGCAGGCATATTGCCCTCCTTTTGGTTATGTTAAACAAATCTTTGAGCAGTTTATACACACATTACTCAGGTGTTCCGCTTTATAGTACTAAAAGACATTTTACCTGTTACTTGAGAAATCACGTTCATCGACTTCATAACAGGGTAAATCTTCAAATGCTCACTGGATGCTGGAACGTCAGTGCAACATTTATGTACTATAAATACTATAAATCTTTGACGGCTGTAGACATCTTTCTCTACATTTAAACTAGTGCAATGCACCGTCAGTATAAATCTGTGATGGTTTTGATATGAGTATAGCACAAGTTGTACCTTATCTAGAATGCTATATTAGTATG